GGTCTGCCCGGAAACGGTGCAGCTTTGGAGAACGCCAACCGCGAACGATGCGAAAAATTCCACCCTTCCGCCGTCGCAACTCAAGCGGGATGCACTGACCGGCCAGCTTATGCGAACGATGTACCCGACACCGACAACGGGCGCGGGGCTATGCGGTGGGGAGCATCACATCCAAGCCCTGAAAGCGAAAGAGCAGGACGGAGAAATCACGCCGGAGGAATGCCGCAGCATGGCGGCGGGGAACGGAGGCCAACTAAATCCAGACTGGGTGGAGGCAATGATGGGCTTCCCGGTTGGGTGGACAGCGTTAGAAGCGGATGGGTGAGCGGAGCCTGGGAATCCGATATACCGCGCATTTCGGAGGGTGTAAGAGACCGCGCGAACCGCTTAAAATGCCTTGGCAACGCCGTAGTACCGCAGCAATTCTATCCAATATTCAAAGCGATCTGGGAGGTTGAAAAAGAACATGAAACCGGGAATAAAAATGGAACTGTATCATGACAATTTCCAAAATTTTAAGCGTTATGATATACCGAAAGCACAGCTTGTCATTGCGGATATCCCGTATAATATCGGCATTGACGCGTATGCGAGCAATCCGATGTGGTACGAGGGCGGGAACAACAAGAACGGCGAAAGCAAACATGCGAAAAGCGCATTCTTCAGTACCGATGGAAATTTTAAGATTGCGGAATATATGCATTTTTGCAATCGTCTTTTGATAAAAGAGCCGAAAGAACGCGGGAAAGCGCCTGCAATGATTGTGTTTTGCGCATTTGAACAGATGCAGACGGTAATCGAATACGGGAAACGGTACGGGTTTATGAAAAGTTATCCGCTGTTCTTTTGTAAAAATTATTCTGCACAGGTACTTAAAGCGAACATGAAAATTGTCGGTGCTACAGAGTTCGCGGTTGTACTTTACCGGGACAAGCTCCCTAAATTCAGAAACAACGGCAAAATGGTATTTAACTGGTTTGAGTGGAGACGGGACAGCGTAAAAGAATACCCTAAAATCCATCCAACGCAAAAGCCTATCTCCGTGTTGAAACGTCTGATTGAAATTTTTACAGACCCAGGTGATATTATAATCGATCCAGTAGCTGGAAGCGGTTCAACGTTGAGAGCGGCGTTTGAATGCGGACGGAATAGCTACGGGTTTGAGGTGTCAAACGAATTTTATCAAAAAGCGAAAAGCACTATGCTGAAAATTGATGATTCTCAATTAGTTTTTGATGAGCTAAAAACGAAAATGGAGGAAGACAATGGGTAAAATTACAGGCAAAACGACGCTGGCAGAGGTGCAAAAAATCTGTGGCAGTATGAAAGATTGCAAAAGCTGCATCTGCGCGTCTAATGGATATTGCCAATATAGCGCAGGATGTATGCCGGTGGATTTGGATTTGCCTGCCGAGCAGCCCAACCAATCTGCTAAACACGATGCTGAGAAAATCCGTCCCACCTTGGTGCTGCCTGGTTTGATTCAGGCCGTGAGTTTAGTGCGAGAATATGAGATTTTGCATGGTGTAAAAAGAGACATCTTCATGATTAACGATGCTTTCCAGTATGCGTTTTTAGATTATGTGTTTCATCCTGAAAAGGAAAGTTCAAACGGTTACCGTTATGCGCGTTTGTGCGATTTGGCACGCTGTGTGGAGATATTGATCGAATCCCAGCGAAACGGTAGTGCAGACTCCGACTGGCTACGTGGTAAAACTACCCCATTCCCGTCACTGATACGCGCTGTAGCAGCAGTAAGGGAATATGGAATACAGAAATACACTGACCCGGAAAACTGGAGGCGTGTAAGCCCTGAGCGTTACAGAGATGCGCTTTGCCGTCATGGGCTGGACTATCTGGACAATCCGGATTCTGTTGACGATGAAAGTGGGTTGTCGCATCTGTGGCACATCGCATGTAACATTATGTTTTTGATTGAGTTGGAGGAAATCTGATGGAATGGAAGCAAGCGAAAATTGATCTTCCGCCTGCCGGGCTTCGCGTTATTGCAACGGATGGCGAGGTCATAGGCGAGGCGTACATAGTAACCGTTGGAGGAGTTTCCACATGGCACAGGTCGCATAACATGACGTGGGAATCCTGGGCGCACGGGCCGGTTATTGCTTGGATGCCTATGCCGGGATGGAAAAAGTTGGAGGTTTCTTAAATGGATATCAGTGAAGTGATAACGGTCTTGAACGAAATGGGTGACAGAGACGCCGCCAGGGCTGTAGAAAAACTGTTAAAGGAACGGGAGGCGGCAGTTCAATACATACCGCACAGGTGCAATACCTGCCGGTATTTGGGGATGCACTGCGGCAAGCGATGTTTTGTATGGAATCCGCTTGGCTGGGAATGGAACGGAAAGCCGCCTGAAAAAGATATCAACCGGCTTTGGAATTGGTTATAAGCCCTGAAAAATATTTGCATAAAGTTCAAATTTACCCTTGAAACACTATATATAGTATGCTATAATTTTTATAGATACAGTATATAGAGATTCTCGCCTCTGCCGAGCACCGCGAGGTGTGTTCATAACTATCCTTTCATTTTACTTCCCACGGATGCCGTTTCGGCGGTGTCCGGCAGAGGCGGGAAACACTTATCCGAGAGAAAAAGGAGATATATTGTAGCATGAATGAATTGAAAATTTTTAATAATCCCGAGTTCGGGGAAATTCGCACCCTAGATATCAACGGCGAGCCTTGGATGGTCGGAAAAGATGTTGCGGCAGCATTGGGGTACAGTAATACTGCAGATGCAGTCCAAAAGCATGTTGACGATGAGGATAAGCTGGAATCGCAAATCGCGATTTCAGGTCAGAACAGAAAAATTATTCTTATCAACGAATCTGGCCTGTATTCTCTTGTGCTTTCCAGCAAACTCCCTGGAGCAAAGAAGTTCCGCCGCTGGGTCACGTCCGAAGTTTTGCCGTCTATCCGTCAGACGGGCGGTTACAACATCCCGAAAGACTACCCATCAGCGCTCCGAGCGTTTGCAGATGCGGAAGAGAAACGCCTTGCATTGGAAGCTGAAAACGAAATCCAGCGGCAGCAGATTGCCGATTTCCAGCCCATCCGCCAGTATGTGGATGAGATCCTGTCAAGTACCGGGACGATGGTTATTACGCAGATCGCAGCAGACTACGGTATGAGTGCGCGGGCATTAAATAAGATTCTCTGTGAAGAGGGGATTCAGAGAAAGGTTAACGGGCAATGGATTCTTTACAAGGAACATATGGGCAAAGGATATACAAGCTCGAAGACAGTCCAGATAACGCACAAAGACGGAACACCGGATACCAAGATTAACACAGTCTGGACGCAGAAGGGCAGACTGATGATCCACGAGATTTTGAAATCCCGTGGGATCGATGCAGTTATGGATAGAAAGACTGTTGCATAAAAGTGAGAGGAATCGCATGGCGGGGATTTTCCCCGCCGCGTCTCCCGTTCCTGCCAAATACGCCGAGATGTGAATATCGATAAAAAGATTGGCGCACAGTGGGTTCAAGCCCTGCTCTCGGCACCAAAAATATCCGCTGAAAATAAGGATGGTGATCTTATGGCGCGTGCGGCTTGTTGTCCGTTCTTTGGGACAGCAAAAGGACGATATTTGAGATGCTATTTAAACGGGGAAACCCCAGTAAATGGGGAATTAAATATGTCATTTCCTTCTATAACGTGCAGAAAACGCTATTGGGTTGATTTTTGCTGTAACCGCTGGGAAGACTGCCCACTGTCTGACGCGCTTACGGACGAATATAATAAGATGAATATGTGCCATTTGGAGAGGGAAAAAGCATGATTGATTCTGGAAGTGTATTCGTTATATGTCTTGTTGTAATGCTTGTTCAAAATACAGTTACATGTATAGCTGAAAAATTTACCAGTGAAAACTTCCCACTTGGGATATCTGTTATTTCAGCATTCGGAAGCGGCGTTGTAGTATTGATTTTGTGGCTGATTGAGCATGTGAGATTTGTATAGAAGACTGTGATTCGCAATGACGATATGCATAATTGCCATTCTAAAAGTCGGAATAATTGCTTTGATAAGTGGATTGCTTATGTAATATCATATGTTAGAAAGCGTTTTGATGCAATAGAAACGAAGCTCGGAACTGAAAGCGAAATTCCCTATCAAGTAAACTTTTCAGTTTCGGACTATTTTGAAAAAGTCGAAAGAATCGCTTGCGAACAGGACAACGCATTCATTCCCGTTGAATTATGGTGGGGATGCGATGGGTGGCGGCAAAATCCTGATGGAACGTTTGAATGGGTAACGAGATGGAAACAGGAAGCTATTTTCAAAAATCCGTATCGTACCAAACATACTATCCAAATTGAAAACTCTAATATCTCAAAATTGGATCAGCAAATTGCATGCTTAAAGTTTCAGAGTGCCAATATACAACAAAGTCAGGCAATCGTTAATCCGATGTGTAATTACAGTGTTCCAATGCCTGAGTATATTAAAATTTCTTCAATGGATAAATACATGCCAGATATAACAAGATGCTGTTGTGGTTTTTTAGATTGAGAGGTGAGACGATGTGGCATTAACCGCAAAACAGAAAATATTCGTGCAGGAGTACCTTGTGGACTTGAATGCCACGCAGGCTGCGATAAGGGCAGGATACAGCAAAAGGAATGCCGATAAGATCGGCCCGCAGTTGTTAGGAAAAATTAGCGTTTCCGCTGCCGTTCAGGAAGCCATGAAAAAGCGCATAAAACGAATCGAAATCAATCAGGATTACGTCATCGGAAAGCTGTACGAGATCACTGAAAAAGAAGCCTCCGATATGCCGGAAAGTGATTTGAAGTATGGAAATAAAATCAAGGCGATCGAGCTTCTTGGCAAGCACGTCGGCGCATGGGATCGGAAGGACGACAAAAACAAGGATGCCGTTATTGAAGGGATCAAAGCGCTGGCGGATATTGTTAAGAAGCCGCAGCCTGACAGGGACATAAAGGATTTTGAGGAATGAATTATCCAGCTCCGTTTTCAGAAAACCAAAGTGCTTTCTTCTGGCGCTGCTTTGATAATTGGTTCAACGTTGCGGAGGGCGGCAAGCGCGGCGGGAAGAACGTCCTGATTACAATGGCCTACTGTGCTATTTTAGAAAAGCATCCGAGCAAGCTGCATTTGGTTGCTGGGGTATCGACTACAACAGCGCGATTGAATATCCTGGACTGCGACGGTTACGGGGTGTCGAATTACTTTGAGGGGCGCTGCCGGGAAGGGCAGTATAAAAACCGTGACTGCTTATACGTTAACACGCCGACGGGTGAAAAGATCATCCTGGTATCCGGCGGTGGGAAAGACCGGGACGAACGCCTAATCAAAGGCAACACCTACGGAACAGCTTACATAACGGAAGCAAACGAATGCCATCCGAATTTTATCAAAGAAGTTTTTGACCGGACGATATCCAGCCCAGACCGAAAGGTATTCCATGACCTGAACCCGAAAGCGCCGGGGCATTGGTATTATGAGGACGTGATCGGGTTCCATGAACAGCAGCAGCTGACCGATCCGGATTACGGCTATAATTACGGGCATTTTGATATCTCTGACAATATGAGTATTTCGGACGCCCAGCTGCGGAAGATCCTTAAAACTTATGACAAAAACAGTGTCTGGTATAAGCGTGACATCCTGGGCCAGCGCTGCCCGGCGGACGGATTGGTCTATCAGTATTTCGCAGACCACACCGATGAATTCCTGATTGATGATCCATTGGAATGGTGTAAAGACCATCGAAAGCGTATTTATAAGATTATGCTAGGTGTTGATTTCGGTGGTACAAAGTCCTGCACTTCCTTCAAGGCGGTTGGAATCACCTATGATTGGTGTGTAATCGTTCTGGATGAAATGCATATAAACAGCACGGAGCTTGACCCAGATAAGCTCGCCAAGCATTTTTGTGAATTTGTGATACGCGTACAAACGGTTTACGGCACTTCGCAGACACGTGCAGACAATGCAGAATCGGTATTGATCCGCGGGCTTTCCAATGCTGTAAAAAGGCAGGGCCTCAAAACTGTTGTTATGAATGCGAAAAAGCTGCCGGTAAACGATCGGATTAAACTAACTTCAATGCTTATGGCACAGAAGCGGTTATTCATTTTTCGAACATGTGAACATATGATTGATGCGTTTCAAACGGCGTGTTATGATCCGAAAAGTTTTGAAGACCGGCGTTTAGACGATGGCACAAGCGATATTGACAGTCTGGATGCATTTGAATATACGATTGAGCCGTGGCATGTAAAATTGATTCGGGCAACCGAACAGAATTACCAGCCTATAACCATGAGATAAAGCGAGGTGAACAATCGGATTGAAAACCTATCAGGATTTGCAGGAATGCGGAACCGATGAACAAAGCCGGATGGATTTTATACGGACAGCAATCCGGCAGCATAAAAGCAGTGAATTATATAAAACAGCAATAGATGCGATGTCATATTATGCGGGTGAAAATCCGACGATCAGCCGCTATGAGAAAATTATTTATGATATGCAGGGCCGGGCGCATCGGGATATGTACACGGCGAATCATAAAATCAAGAGCCGGTTTTTCCAAATGGCGGTTGATCAGGAAAACAGTTATTTGCTTGGGAACGGCGTAACATTCCAAGATGCGCATACGAAATCAAAGCTCGGGACCAAAAGGTACTCATTTGACCATCAGATTCAGTTAGCCGGAGAATATGCACTGATCGGCGGTGTGTCCTTTGGTTTCTGGAACCACGATCATATTGATGTGTTTTCAATTACCAGTTTTGTGCCGTTGTACGATGAAGAAAACGGGGCGCTGATGTCGGCGATCCGGTTTTGGCAGGTAGATGCTGCAAAGCCCTTGCGGGCAACACTTTACGAACCAGACGGTTACACAGATTACATACAGCGCAGAAATGCGGATATGGAAATCTTGAACCCAAAACGGAACTATAGACGAAAAGTGATTCATTCAGAAGTTGATGGCATCGAGATTTATGATGGGCAGAACTATCCATCGTTTCCGATTGTACCGCTGAAAAATAACCGGGAGTGCCGGTCTGAAATCTGTGGACGGCGCAATACAGTTGACGCGCTGGATCTTGCACGGTCGAATATGATCAATAACGTTGATGAGGGCAATTTGATTTATTGGGTGCTGTCCAACTGCGGCGGGATGGATGACCTGGATGATGTAAAATTTCTTGAGCGTTTGAAACTGACCCATGTTGCTCATACAGACGATAATGGGGATGGAAGCGCTCAAATCACACCGCATACCATAGAAGCACCGTTTGCCGGTACGTCTTCTGCCATTGATATGTTAGAACGGGCATTATACCAGGACTTTCAGGCATTTGACTCGTCGGCAGTTTCGGCAGGGAATCAGACAGCAACGGCTATTAAAGCCAGTTATGTTCCTCTTGATTTGAAAACAGACCGGTTTGAACGGCAGGTTACAGAATTCATCAACAGTATTTTGGAGCTTGCCGGGATAGACGACGCGCCGGGATATGTGCGTAATAAGATCGTAAATGCCCAGGAGGAAATGCAAACACTCCTGATGTTTGCCGAGTATGTGGATGATACCTATATCACAACGAAAGGACTTACGCTGCTAGGCGATGCGGATATGACAGAGGATATCTTAAAACGCCGGTCGGCGGAGGAATTGGGCCGGTTTGCGGCGGTAGATAAGGATGTACCCGAGGATGTACCCGAGGATGTCGCAGACGAAGCGGAGGCAATAGAAGCTGCGGAGGAAGCTGCCGGAAAAATGTTGAACGGTTCGCAGACCTCCAGTCTGATTACAGTGATCAAAGGCCTAAAAAGCGGTGACATCACGGAGGGACAGGCTGTGCGGATACTGACAACCTCCATTGGTGTGACACGGGATGAAGCGCTCGCGATTATAAGGGGTGAGGAGTAACGACATGAAGATAACGAACCGCGATTTCTTGAAAGGGATTTTTATTCTCTTGGCTGCTTATGCTGCTGGCGCACTACTTTGGATTGGTTTGCCGTTCCTGCTGCTTTTGGGGCTGACTAGATGAAACGCAAGCCTGACCTAGCACACCAGCTTACTGATAAAGAGCTTGTCTCCTTGGAACGCCGCGTATCCGACGAATACAAAAAAGCCGCCGATGAACTGCAAGAAAAAATAGATGAATATTTTGCAAGATTTCCGGTGCGTGATGCGGCACAAAAACAGCTTATTGGTACGGTTGTCAATGGTAAGGTTTACACGGAACAGGATTACAAGCAGTGGCGGCTTGCGCAGATTGGGCGAGGCAAACGCTTTGAAGCCTTACGGGACCGGATAGCGGAACGCATGACCAATGCGAACGAAGTCGCAGCAGCTTATATAAACGATACCACTCCCGGCCTGTATTCGCTCAACCGCAACTACGCTGCCTACACCATCGAGCAGCAAGTGGGCGCGGACGTTGGCTTTGACCTGTGGGACGAGCAGACTGTCCGCCGCCTGATTGTGGAGCAGCCGGATCTTATGCCGTACTATCCTCCACAAAGAGCGGTGGATCGCGGCATTGATCTGGCCTACGGCAGGCGGCAGATCACCGCCCAGGTCACCAGCGGGATATTGCAGGGGGAAAGCATCAAGCATTTGGCGGATCGGCTACAGACCAGAATCCCCGATATGAATCGAAATAGCGCGATTCGGGCAGCGCGTACCGCTGTCACCGGAGCGCAGAACGCTGGGCGGCTGGACAGTTACTTCGCGGCGGAGGCAATGGGCATCCGAATGAAAAAGCGCTGGATTTCTACCTTGGACGGCAGGACACGGCACGCTCATCAGCTTTTGGATGGGCAGACGCAGGACAACGACAAGCCGTTCCAGTCGATATTGGGGGAAATCATGTACCCGGGGGATCCCTCCGCAGTCCCGGCCAACGTGTATAATTGCCGCTGCACCATGATTCCCCAAGTGGAGGGGGTGGATATGTCCAATGCCCTGCGGCGCGACCGTTTTGGTCTACTTCCGAATATGACATACGCGCAGTGGGAGAATACAAAACGCGGAGAAGGTGCGCTTGCAGCTGAACGGTATGAACAAGAAAAAGCTGAGAAAGAAAAACAAGACAAAAAACAATTTGCGGAGTATAAACAAAATCTTGGAGTAAATGCGCCAAAATCATTTGAAAAATTTCTGGAATTGAAGTATAATAGCGGTGAATGGGAAGCATTCCAAGCATATAAAAGGGCGATTCAAATTGGGGAATTGACATCGTTTGCGGATTTTGAATTTTACCAGCAGGTCAGCCGTGAAATTGATGAAAAATTGGTTGGCTTGACGACTTCAAATGGCATAAAAATAACGGGGAAGTCCAATCATTTCATTTCCAGAGTTATTGGTTCTATTGAACAGAGGCGTTCCGGCGTTGATATACAGGCAGTTTCCGAAGCACTTACAAACCCAGATGCAATCGTCTACCCTGTCAAAACATATAAAGACGGTTCAATAAGCCAAAAATTTAGGTATAGTGGTGTTGAGGTGTCCATAAACCCGTATACGGGGAATTTGATTCAGACAAATCCAAAGAGCTAAAAAGGAGCTAAAAGGTATGATTAACATCACAGAAGAACAAAAAGCATATTTGCGGGATCATGCTGTTGAGTTTGAGGAGGCGCTGGAAAAGGATGACTTGGCGGCGCTCCTGGAAATTATTGATGACGCAGTCGTGGAAAATATTGTGACACACGGAGACGAGCCAGATGAAACGGGCATTCGGCTCCAACGGATTTATGATGATATCCGTTTCATTCAAAATGCGGAGACGCGATTGTGAACAATATCGTAGACCACCATGACGAACCAGATGAAACCGGAATAAAGCTACAGCGGATTTACGACCAAGTTTACAATCAGAACACGGAAAATTAGTATGGCAAATACCTTGCAAATTGAAATCACCGACAACAGTGGCCTTGTCCGCGAAGAAATGCAGACCGCCGCCCTCCGGGCGCTGGAAAAGTGCGGGCTGACGGCGGAAGGGTACGCAAAGCTGCTGTGCCCGGTGGATACTGGCAATCTGCGCAACAGTATTACGCACCAGCTCCAGCCGTCGGAACCGGCGGTTCAGATCGGCACAAACAGCGAATACGCCGCTTATGTCGAGCTTGGAACAGGTAAATATTATCCCGGTGGCCGTCAGACCCCGTGGGTCTATCAGGATGCAAAAGGAAACTGGCATCTGACGTATGGGCAGCGTGCACAGCCTTATCTAAAACCGGCTGTGGCCGACCATGTGCAGCAGTACCGTGAGATTATTGAGGACGAGCTGAAAAATGGATAAAAAAACGATTGACGCGATTCAGAAAGCACTTTCAAGCGGCCAGCGTGTAGAGCTTCTTTTGCAGAAGGACGGAAGCGTACTTATACAGACAGTGCAGCGAAAAAGGCTGAAAATTTAATAGGGATTCCCACGGCATAAATGATTGCCGGGAGGGGCCGAATGAGGTCAGTTACCGAGGAATACTCGGCGACTGGCCTCTTTTCTTTTGGTAAATCCCGCTCAAGCGGTTTTTATACAAATGATCATCCCCGAGGAACCGGGGCCAAAGAAAAGGAGATCAAACAAAATGGCGCTCACAAGAAAATTTTTGCGGACGATGGGCATTGAAGATGATAAGGTCGACCAGATCATTGAAGCCCATACGGAAACGGTAGACGGCTTGAAGGACGCTTTGGAAAAGGCGCAGGCCGAAGCAGAAAAGCTGCCGGAACTTCAGAAGCAGTTGGAGACGGCACAGGCGGACCTGGATGCTGTGAAGAAAGACAGCTACAAGGTGAAATATGAAGCGATCAAAGAAGATTTTGACGCTTATAAGGCCGAACAGGCCAACAAGGAGACGCACGCGGCGAAGGAAACCGCTTTCCGTGCGCTTCTGAAAGAGGCGGGGGTCAGTGAAAGGCGGATTGACGCAGTTTTGCGTGTAAGCGATGTAGATGGTGTGGAGCTTGATGATAAGGGCAAGATCACCGATGCGAAGGGTCGAATGAAAGAAATCAAAGCGGAATGGTCTGATTTCATTGAGACCCGGGAAATCCGAGGCGCAGAAACGCCAGACCCACCGGCAAATACCGGCGGCCACACAATGACAGTAAAAGAAATTGATGAAATTGCGGATACCGAAGCGCGGCAGAAAGCAATGCTTGCGCATAGTGAACTTTTCGGTATCTAACGAAAGGAGCGAATCATGGCTACAGTAAATACGACGGCAGAAACCAATCTGATCACCCAGGAGCAAATGAAAAAAGTCCGTGAAGTGGATTTTGTCAGACAGTTCCAGCATAAAAGCCTTGCGAAATTGATTGAGGTGCTTGGCGTTACCCGCAAGATCCCGATGATGGAGGGTACGACGATGTACTACTACACCACCACCGGCGAGCTCCAAAGCGGCAAGGTCGCTGAGGGCGAGATCATCCCTTTGAGCCAGTATGAGATCCAGAAAACGCCGATTGGTGAAATCACGCTGGACAAATGGCGCAAAGCGGCAAGTGCAGAGGCAATCAAGAAATCCGGGTATAACGCAGCTGTTCGGGATACGGATGCGGCCCTTCTGCGGGATGTACAGGTGAGCGTTCGGAAAAATCTGTTTGATTTCCTGAACGGGACGATTACAGATTCTACGCCGGTATCTGGGAATGGATTGCAGGCTGCGCTTGCAGCCGCGTGGGGTCAGCTTCAGGTGAAATTTGAAGATGATACGACGCAGGCTGTATACTTCCTGAATCCGCTGGATATTTCCGAATATCTTGCATCTGCGAATGTTACGACGCAGACTGCTTTCGGGATGAATTATATTGAAGATTTTCTGGGGCTTGGCACAGTGATCATTTCCTCCCGTATCACAAAGGGTACTTTTGTGGCAACGGCAAAAGAAAATTTTATCCTGTATTATCTGACCATGAACGGCGATGTAGCGTCCGCGTTTGGCCTGACGGCTGATGAATCGGGACTGATTGGTATTAACAGCGGTTACCGTAATGAGGCGCGGGCGCAAATCGAAAGCCTTGTTATGAGCGGCATTCAGCTGCTCGTGGAGTATGCTGAGGGCGTTGTAAAGGGAACCATTGGGGCTGCCGCAGGAGCCTCGGCCGCCTCTCTATCAGCGCCTGCCCCTGCATCCGCAAAATCTGCTGCAAAGTGAGGGCGGCTTTGATGCTGGAACAGGTACTTACCCATTTGAAAAATTGGTTTATCGTCCCGGGCGGGGTCCATAGCGGCACATTCACGGTTGAGGATGGCGGCATTTCGCTGCCATTCCTCCGGGAGGGGCAATATTTCCGCATTCTTGGCAGCGTATGGAATGACGGGCTGTATCAATACGGCCCAGCAATGGAAGCGCTGACGGATGAAACTTTTGACGGGGCTGTCTGGGCGCTGGCTGTTCCGCGCGCGGTGATCGACTTGTCGGCGGAGATATCCGCATGGCAGACAAAATACGGCGAACGGGTGAGCAGCCCGTACACGTCAGAAAGTTTTGCAGGCTATAGCTACACTAAGCCCGGCGGTTCAGACGGCAGCACAGGCGGTTGGCAGACGGCGTTCCGGCTGCGGCTGAATCCATATAGAAAGTTGAGGGAGATACAATGAGCCTTTTGCAGGAGTACATGGAGCCTTGTCAGCTGATTGAGAAAAAGCGCGTACCGGATGGCGAAGGCGGTTTTACGACCAGCTGGGCGGATGGCGCAGTATTTCAGGCATCGGTTGTCTGTGATACGTCAATGCAGGCCCGCGCGGCAGAAAAGCAGGGTGTGACCAGCCTGTACACGGTCACCTGTGAGCGGAACGCAAAGCTGGAGTATCATGACGTATTCCGCCGCCAGTCGGACGGAAAGATTTTCCGCGTTACCAGTGACGGGGACGATGTGCAGACGCCGAGATCTGCAACGTTCCAGTTTTCCCAGGTGACGGCGGAGGAATGGGAGCTGACGAGATGACAATCAACATTTTGGGCACACAGTACACCATCACACACACTCATAACGACCCCCGTATGGATGGCGCAGACGGTTTCTGCGACGAAACCACCAGGGAAATCGTTGTGGAAACCTACGAGGGCGATGATGGAAAACCAGGTGTAAAGGCTCAGTTGGATGTTCAGCGGAAGAAAATCGTCCGGCATGAACTAGTACACGCATTCTTGTTTGAGTGCGGCCTTGCCGAAAATAGCCCATGGGCGCAGAACGAGGAGCTTGTGGACTGGATCGCCGTTCAAGGCCCGAAAATCTGGAAAGCGTGGCAGGAGGCGGGGGCGGTATGAAACTTTTTTGCAAACATCTGGACAAGCCGCTTGAATTTATCCAAAACATCACCGCAGATGAAACCAATATGGCCGGAGGCAAACGGAGCGTGTGGCGGTGTAAGGACTGCGGGAAGGTAATCCTCCGTTCCGCCCCATTTGTGCAGGGGAAAGCCTCTGACGGCTATCACACCTTTGATGAGCTTTACCGTCACCGTGCAATCCTGTTCAGTGTAATTTGCAATGCTCATCCCGACCTTGCCTGGAAATCCAAACGGCACCATGAGGGCGGCGGGCCGATGTACAACGGAATGTTCATCGTTGGAATCGAAACGCCGGAAGGTCAAGCCACCTATCACTATGACATTGACCCGTATTGGGATTTGTTTCGTGTGAAGGAACTGGAACATGCACCGGAATGGGATGGGCATACACCGGAGCAGGCCATTGAGCGCATTCGGTCACTCTCTCCGGAGGATAGAGCAATATGAAAATCATTCAAAACGGCAACCCCAAGCTGGTCTTTTCAGCAACAAAACGTTTTCGTTGTGGTTCCTGTGGCTGTGTGTTTGAGGCAGAAAAAGACGAATACACAGCGGGCAGCCAATATAACGAAACCTTTTACCAATGCAAATGCCCGGAATGTATGAGCACTGCAAATGAGGTGGTTATGCGGAGGAGTAATTATGACTAAAGCCGCCGCCCTCCACCAGTTCTTTTCCTCCTTCGGCATGACGGCCTACACCGCAACCAGCGTGCCGGAGGACGCCATCTTCCCTTACCTGACCTATGAGCTAATCACAAGCGCCTGGGAGGGCGGGGAAACCGGTCTGACGGTAAACCTGTGGTTTTACACCGACAGTGAGGCGGTTCCAAATGCAAAGGCGGAGGAGCTTTCCGCAGCGCTTGGCATCGGCGGGAAGGTACTGCCGTGTGACGGCGGCTATATATGGCTGAAACGCGGCGTTCCCTGGTGTCAGTCGCTGCGTGATGAAACCAGCCCGGAAATCAAGCGCCGTTATATAAATATTACGGCGGAATATCTTACGAAAAACTAAGAAAGGAAACAAAAAGATGGGAAAATTCACCCAAATCCCTGAAAACACATTTCAAGGCTTACAGCTTGACGCAGGCGTTTTGCTGAAAAACTTTGACCTGGAAAACGGCACGTTCAAAAATGAGGATATCATCTGCGCTACGACCGGCGGCATTAACATTGTCTGTCAGGCTACATACAGCGATTTTGCGGAGGACGTTGACAATGCGCCGAACAACCTGAAAGAATTCAAGCATCTGGACGGCTGGAATTGTACGATGGGCTTTACCAGCATCGGAACCTCTCCGGAATCCATCCGGCTTTCCCTTGGTGCAGCGGATTATGACGCGGAAACCGGGAAAATCAAGCCGCGCCGCGATCTCAAGCAGACTGATTTTTCTGATGTGTGGTGGTGCGGTGACCGTGCGGACGGCGGATTTGTTGCCGTTTGCTTGATCAATGCACTCTCTACCGGTGGTTTCAGCCTGCAAACCACGAAGAACGGCAAGGGGCAGAATTCCATGGAATTGACCGGCCATGTGTCTATTAAAGATCAGGACACCATGCCAATGGAATTTTACAGCAGGGACCCTGAACCGCAGCAGGAACCGGGCGGCAGCGGAGACACCGGGGAGGAAGTACAGAATGCATCAGAAAAGGAGTATAACTACGCATGAAAACGCTTGCAAATTGTAATCCTGTAGATTTTTTGAGACAGACCAACCGCATCCGGAATTCGTTCGGCAGCTTGCTGACTGAAAACGGGATTCCGGATATTTTCAAGCGGCAGCCGGAGCTTAAAGGGACGGAAACGGCAGACGAGGCAAGGGAAAAGCGCCGTGCGCAGACCCGACGAAATGTGGATGAGATCCTGAATATTCTGATGGAGACGCACGCGGAGGAAACCGCCGAAGCACTCGGGCTGATGTGTTTTATGGAGCCGGACGAGCTTGCAAATGCAAAGGGTGTTGATCTGCTGTCCCCTGCAATCGAACTGCTTTCCAGCAAACCGGTTATTGATTTTTTTATGAGCTTTGCGAAATTGGGCCGGAGCCTTATGGACGGCTGATCTCAACCATACGTCTTGACCTGCTGGAATTATTCGGGAAGCCGTATATTTCACAGCATGTCATCCAGGAATTTAACCGGGAACAGGAAATATTGCTTTTCCGCGTTTATGTGACCGATGCCCTGCACGGCATTTCGAACGGAAAGGGCATCGGTGTACGTTTCTGGGACTTGCTGCATCCAAATACGGAGCAGGAAGAAACCCGTTCGGCAGAAGAAATCATTGCGCATGTGCGGTCAGTTTTGGACGGAGGAGGTGACGCGCCCAAATGAACCTGCTGGATTTGGTTGCAACGATCCGTATTGACCTGAGCGATTTTGAGCGCGGCTTGAACAGCGCGAGGGAACAAGCAAAAAATTTCTCCTCCAATCTTGGCGACGCGTATTCAGGCATTCAGGATGTTTTGAAGCCTGCGGTCCAGGGCTTCCAGGCGGTGGAGAGCGTTGGCAAAAAGGCCGGGGATGCGATAAAAAAGAGCGTGACCGGATTTACAGCAGCGGCTGCCGCAGTCGGAGGCTTTGGTGCGGCGGCGGTGAAGTCTGGTATGTCTTTTGACGCAACGATGTCGGAGGTCTCCGCGATTTCCGGCGCGGCGGGAAAGGATTTTGACAGCCTGCGCGCGAAAGCGCTTGAAATGGGTGCAAAAACAAAGTTTTCTGCAACTGAGGCTGCCGAGGCTATGACCTACATGGCTATGGCCGGTTGGAAGGCCGGAGATATGATAGGCGGCATTGAGGGCATTATGGATTTAGCCGCCGCGTCCGGTGAGGATTTGGCATCTACATCCGATATCGTTACCGATGCATTATCCGCGTTCGGATTGCAGGCGAAGGATAGCGGACGATTCGCCGACGTGCTGGCGGCTGCATCGACAAGCGCCAATACTAACGTTGGCATGATGGGGGAAACGTTCAAATACGTTGCCCCGGTTGCTGGTGCGCTTGGATATTCAGCGGAAGATACAGCTATCTCAATCGGTTTGATGGCGAATCAAGGTATTAAGGCTTCGCAGGCTGGCACGTCTTTGCGTTCTATTTTAACGCGTTTAGCTACAAATGCAGGTGAAACGAAAACGCAAATGGGTGCGCTGAGTGTGCTCACTCAAGAGCTTGGCGTTGAGTTTTACAATACGGACGGAACAACCAGAAACTTAAATGATGTACTTGTAGATAGCCGCGCCGCGTGGGCTGGATTATCGCAAGAGCAACAGATAAGTTACTCTAAAATTATTGCAGGGCAAGAGGCTATGTCCGGATGGCTCGCGCTCATGAATGCAGCTCCGGCAGACATCGAAAAAGTCACGACTGCAATTTATGATTGCGATGGCGCAGCAAAAGAGATGTCAAAAACTATGATTGACAATCTGCAAGGTGATCTGACCCTTTTAGGCAGTGCTTTTGAATCTCTTCAAATTGCAATTTCCGACAGTCTAACGCCAACCTTGCGGGAGTTCGCGCAGTTTGGGCAGAAGGCAATGGCAAATCTGTTAGAAGGATTCCAGAGCGGCGGTACAACCGGGTTTTTCTCCGCATTAACCGGAATCGTTACAGAGGGCATTACATTGCTCGCTGAAAAAGCGCCGCAGTTTGCACAGGTCAGTATGCAGTTTATTGATTCGCTTGCAACCGGAATTCTCAATGCGCGGGATAAGATCATCCAGTCAGCAGCGCAAATTTTTATGATACTGGTTCAGGGGCTCGATAGCTGGATGTCCAGCCACCTTTCCGAACTTTTAGATTTTGGGAAAAAGATTGTTGATTCGTTATTTCAGGGGTTTGTGTCTGCCGGTGATGTGATTGCAAAGTATATCGGCGAATTTATCCCATTGATTGCCGAGGCATTTGCGAAATATCACGAAGCGCTTTTTACAGTCGGTATTGATATTTTAGGCGCAATCGGACGCGGAATTGTCGAAAATAAGGGCAAAATCCGTGAAACTGCAAAAGAAATGATTGCAAATATGGTGACTGCGCTGCGGGATAACGCGCCCGACATCATAGAGGGCGCGGTTGCATTGCTGAATGCGCTTGTAGAAGCTGTTATTGCAAACCTCCCGCTGATCCTGGAAGCAGGGGCAGAGATTGTTCTTGCGCTTGTGAGCGGAATTTCCGGCAATCTTCCGGCAATCACGGTTGTAGTCGGCCTGATAATCGCGGAAATAGTAAAAGTGATTCAGGTTGTCGGGAATATTGCGGCTGCATTTAACAGCCTGACATCCCTGTTTGGCGATTTGGGCGGCGCGGTCACAAAATTGCAGGGCATCGTAAGCAGCGCGATCTCAACCGTTACGGGGCTTGGAAGCAAGCTCATGGCGGGTATTCAGGCCCTTTGGGCGCTTGTGCTTGCGCATCCGGTAGCGGCAGTTGTTGTGGCGATCGTTGCTGCAATTACGATTTTATGGAATAAATCCGAGGCTTTCCGTGAATTCTGGATCGGCGCGTGGGAGAAATGCAAAGAAGCATTTTCTGCCTTTGCGGATTGGTGCAGCGAGGGTGTTGAAAATCTAAAACAGCTGTTTGCAGAGTGGCGCGATAAAATCAATGAAAAATTCAGTGATATTGGGAATTGGTTCCGGGAACGGTTTGCCGGCGTCAGGAAAAGCGCCGTTGAAGCGGCTGACAGTGCGAAGAAGAAATTCGACGAATTCCGAAAAGCACTTGATAAGCAATTCGGAAAAATCGGGGATTGGTTCGGTGAAAAATTCAGAGCCGCCCGTAAAAATGCAGTATCCGCGTGGGATAACATTACCGATGTTTTTGATGGGATCGTAAAGAGCATCCTTGGCGTTTTTAAGATGACGCCGGAGGAATTTAAGAAAATCGGCACGAATATCATGAAGGGCTTCGGCGATGGCATTATCGAGAAGGGGAAATGGCTTCTTGATAAGGCAAAAGGCATTGTGAAATCCATCAAAAACGTTTTCACGAATAAAGAAGGTTTTGACACCCATTCCCCCTCCCGCTGGGCGAAGAATGTCTTTGCTTATGTGATGGAGGGCGGAGAACAGGGGCTTGTTTCCGGTTCACGCGACCTAATCAAAACAGCGAAGCGGGCTGCAGACGATATCAAGGACAATCTGCAATTTTCCCCGGTTTCGATGGAGACCGAAAACACAGACCTAGCGATTCTGTCTGCTGAAACGCTGGAAGCTGCCGCAGAACGTCTTTTTGAATTCCTGGAAAGCTGCCGGGAGGCATTCATAGAATTTGGGGAGTGGCTGAAAGAACAGGCGCAGGTCCTTTTCGAGTGGTTCGGCGAAAGCCTTGATTCAATCGCGGAACGCATTGCCGCTGCGCAGGAATCTTTCCTGACGTTGTGGGATTCGATTGCAGCGCTTTGGAGCGCCGCGCCGGAATGGTTCGCGGAAATCTGCGAAAACATCCGTTTGCTGTTTGAGACGCTCACGCTGGCAATTACAGAGCTTTTTGTTACCGCAGTGACAACGGTGCAGGAAACCTTTGCCGCCCTTCCGGAAGCCTTTACCGAGACCTGTGACGCACTGCGCGGCATCTGGGAACAGGCAACCACCTTCTTTACAGAAACCTTTACTGCGGCAGCAGAAGCGGTAAAGGAGGCCTGGGCGGCAGTCGAAGAATTTTTTGCTGCGTTGTGGAATGCAATTACCGCCATTTATGGGGAAGCACCCGCCTGGTTCGGCGAAACCTTTACCGCTGCTTTTGAAGCGATACAGACCGCATGGGAGCCAGTCATTCCGTTCTTTGAGGCGGAATGGGAAAATATTATCAATGTATTTTCAGATGCGGCAGAGCGCTTTTTCGAGATTGGCGAATCCGCAATGAACGGCCTTTTAGACGGCATCGAATCCATGAAGGATTCTGTAATTGCGGCGGCAGAAGCGGTCAAACAGGGGATTGTTGATGCATTTTCCGACCTTGCAGAACTGCTGACCAATATTGCAAATCAGGCGATGGAGGCATTGAGCCAGGCCGTTTATTCCAAGTTTGACGAGATGAAAGCGGAGGTTGACGAGCTGATGAGCCGGATTGCCGCAGCGATCAGCAAACTTTCAGAGGCTAGGTCAAAGACGGAAAGCCTTGAAAAGAAAGCGGAAAAAGAGGAAAAGGCCGCAGAAAAGAAGCTGGAAGCAGTTTCAAAGGGGGTCCAAAAGGCAGCGGAAGCGACTAAGGCGGCAGCAGGCACCGTAAAGAGCATGGTTTCCGCCAAACCCTCCGCGTCGACCGGAAAGACCCCGACCCAGCTGCTGCGGGAAGAGAACGCCTCTTATGGGAAAGCGAATACAAGCGGTAAGACGCCGTCACAGATCAACCGGGAGGAAAAGGCGTCTCAGAAGAAAGTGACGCTCACGCCCTCGCAGATCAACCGGCTGGATAAAGCGCTCGCAAATGGCATTTCCGGCGGAGGCTTTGGCGGAGGCGGAGCCAGCGGGAGCGGCGCAGGGAGAAAGCCAGCGTCTTCGCAGATACAGAACATGAACAATGCGATTGCCGATGCCTTGCAGTTCGCTGCATCCACAGGGGCAAAAAAGTCAGGCGGGGCAGCGAAAGCCGTTACAAAGGATAGTGGAAGGGGCGGAAATGTTTTCAATTTCACATTTAATTCGCCAAAGGCAATGAGTCCCACAGAGGCCGCACGCGCATCCAAATGGGCTGCACAGCAGATTGCATTAGACTATGTATAAAGGAGGCTGCTTCAAATGATTGAAGAAATCAGGATCACATCCCTGCATGGGCGGGGCAGCCTTCTGATGAACCGCGGTGATTATGAGGGCTATTGGCTGGGGCCGGTGGACTGGGGACAGGTCGAGGGCGCACACCAGACCTACAGCTATTACAATCAGATCGGTGCGAGCATCGTTTCAACCTCTGTCCGTCCCCGTCCAATGTCTATCGTTGGCTGGGTGATGGACAGCGGAACGGGGGGAATGCAGGCGCGGTGTGATTTTCTCGATGCGTTTATTTCTCCGGTTGAGGATTATGAACTGGAATACCAGGGAAAGAAAATCAGATTCCGCCCGGATATTTCGGTTTATTACCCGTCAGATATTGCAAAAAACAATGGAAAGGTGCGCCGCTTTCAGATTGAGGCAACTTGCCCATTCCCGCTGTTCAGCGATTCGGAAGACACGGCGCTGCCGTTTGACCAGACAGTAAAGCTGTTCCGTTTTCCAACGGATTTTGGACAGTTCAGTCCGCTCGTATTTGGCAATGCAAGCAATGAATTTCGGGTGGATGCAAATAATCGAGGCGGATTCCCGACCGGTGTGATTATCCGTATCCGTTTTCTTGGGGATGTATCTGACCCGCGTATCCGGAACCTGACGACGGATAAAATAATTGGCCTGCGCAGGCCGTTCCGGCGTGGGGAGCTGCTGGAAATTTCAACGATCCCCGGCAGTAAAAAAATGACTCTGTACCGGTCAGACGGGACAACTGAAAACTTAATCAAATATCGGGATTATCAAACAGCCTGGATGCAGCTTGTACCGGGCATGAACCATCTCGCGATAGAGTGCAGTGACCCGTCCCAGCGGACAAATATGGAGGTTACGCTGTACTTCACGCCGTTGTATTTGGAGGTGGAATAGATGCCGCTCCGTATGGAAGTTTACACGCCAGAGCTGGAGCTGATCGGTTTGCTGGAAATTTATCAATCGGTGATTTACAGTGCAAAGGCATTTTCAGCGGGTACATTTTCTATCAATTCTCTGATGACAGAGGAATCCCGCGCCCTGCTCACGCCGGAAAATATCATTCATATTGATGAAGAAACGGCGGGCATCATTGAATATGTGAAGCAGGAGGCGGGGGATGACGGCCCTTATATCACAGTCAAGGGCTTTCTCCTGACTGGTATTCTGGAGCGCCGTATTTTATGGGGCCGGTATGACCTGTATGGTACGCCGGAGGAAATTATGCGGTATTTGGTAGAGGACTGCGCAGTCCGGCCAACCCGCGGAAACGCTCAGGCGCGTCGGATTCCCGGGCTGGTGTTGGCAGAATACACTGCGGACGGCGGGGAGAAAATTCGTATCCAGCGAACCGGCGGCAGCCTGCTTGAGACGCTGGAAGAGCTTGGGGAAACGTATCAGATTGCGTTTGGCATCCGGCTCAACCCGGAAACGCAGCGGATGGAATTCTGGACACGTCAGGGCATAGACCGGACGGTCAGCCAATACAGCAATGAACCGGTATTTTACAGCACCGAACTTGACGACGTATTGGAAAGCGAATATACCTATGATTCCGGGAGGTATAAGAATATAACCTTAGTCGCAGGCGAGGGAGAAGGACATGACCGCGTGATGATTACCGTACAGGAGGAACAGAAACGGTATCCTTGTACGGTTGGATATGGCCGTATCGGCAGCGCGCGGATAGGAAGGAGATACTACTAATGGCATATACTCCAACTATATGGCAGGACAACGATGTGATAACAGCCGAACGCATGAACAAGCTGGAACAGGGCGTGCAGAATGAGCAGATAGGACCGCCGGGGCCGCGCGGAGCCGTTGGACCAGCAGGAGAACCCGGCCCGCAGGGCGTACCGGGGCCAGCCGGAAGGGACGGCGTCCCAGGTGCGAAAGGCGACACCGGCCCCATTGGCCCGCAGGGTCCTGCCGGTCAGGGCGTACCCGCTGGAGGCACAGCCGGTCAGGTGCTTTCCAAGAAGTCCGGCACAAATTATGACACCCAATGGATCAACCCGCCGGAGAGCGGAGGAAGCAATTCAACGGTCACTTTTACGCAGGCATCCTCTCGAACCAATATTGCAAGTGGAGAAAAGCTGTCCACTTTGTTTGGAAAAATATCAAAATGGTTTGCCGATTTGAAAACCGTTGCCTTTACAGGCAGCTATAACGACCTTTCCAACAGACCCACGATTCCGACAGCAGCGTCACAAGTCGGTGCGGTTCCGACCACACGGAAAGTAAACGGGAAAGCATTAAGCGCAGACATTTCGGTCACCGCATCTGATGTAGGAGCCTTGCCGATTTCAGGCGGAACACTGACTGGAAATTTGATAATTAAAGGTTCTGGAAATTATGGCACAAAAATCAACTTAGGGGATGGCGATTATGTGCATTTTGCAGAACCGACAGACGATTGTCTTGAAATCAAGGCAAAGAAAATCAATTTTGTCACGAGCGATACATCTGATGCTGGTTTTACTCGAAATGGTAATAAAATCGGAGGAAACGATGTTGACTTAAGTGCATATGCGCCCAAAGCCAATCCTGTATTTACTGGGTCTATATCAATGGGAAGAGACAGTAGTACAGCAGTTGGAGCAAATTCGGCTGTTTTTGGAAGCGGAAGCTGCGCAGCTACTAAAGCACAGGCTTTTGCGCAAGGGATTGGGACAACCGCAAGTGGCCTTAATTCTCATGCAGAGGGCAATGCAACGATGGCGACGGGGTCGCAATCACATGCCGAAGGTGCGGTAACAAAAGCATCGGGAGCAGATTCTCATGCAGAAGGCATGGGCGCTGAGGCGAAAGGGCAGGGGGCTCATGCGGGAGGATCTTACACAGTGGCAGAAGGAGAAGCTTCGCATACTGGCGGGTATTATACAAATGCATCAGCCAGATATCAAACGGTAATTGGACGTTGTAATGCTATAAATACGCAGGAAAACTCCAGGTTTATTATAGGAAAAGGTTCGAGTACAACCAGCCGTTCTAATTGCTTTCGCGCTACAGATAGTGGTACTTACGCATCTGGCAGCTATCGCGCGTCTGGCGCAGACTATGCAGAAATGTTTGAATGGAGCGACAGCAATACGAACCGCGAAGACCGTGCAGGCCGGTTTGTAACGCTGGACGGTGCAAAAATCCGTTTGGCAGACCCGGACGATGATTACATACTCGGCGTAGTCTCCGGCAACCCGTCCGTAGTCGGAGACGTGCATGATGACCAGTGGCAGGGCATGTACCTTTATGATATTTTCGGCCGTCCACTGTGGGAGGATGTTGAAGTTCCGGACGAGACCATGGAAGCACCAGACCCTGAAAATCCGGAGCAAATGATTTCCCACGTAGTGATTCCCGCACACACGGAACACCGCCAAAAGCTGAACCCGGATTATGATTCTTCGCAAACCTATGTCCCGCGTTCAGAACGTCCGGAATGGGACGCGGTCGGTATGCTTGGCAAGCTGGTAATGGTCGATGACGGCAGCTGCACACCGAACGGCTGGGCGACGGTCGGAGCAGGCGGCATTGCAGTTTCCAGCGCGGAGCGCACAAAATACCGCGTAATGGAGCGGTTAGACCAAACGCATATCCGCATCCTGATTTTGTAAAAAAAAACGCCCCCCAAAAAAAACGGGGACGGTAGGGTGCGCCGTATTATGCATGTTCATCCGCCTCAATCAGTTCGTGCGCCGTTCCCTGGCCTGCATCCAGCCGTGCAATCGAGCGGCGCAGGGCGATTTGATTTTCTATACTCCAAAAAGGTTCTGTGGTGATTTCAAACGGGATACGCTGTTCCCGGACGACGGCACGCGCGAAAAGATTCACTGCTACAGATGCATTCATCCCTACGTCCGAGCAGAAAGCGTCAAAACGGCGTTTTAAGTCCTCATCCATGCGGACGCTGAGTGTTGTTTGGCTCATATTCTAGACCTCCTGTTCTGCGGTGTGATTACAGCATAACACAAACAATATACAATGTCAATTATTAAAACGAGGTGATATTTATGGCCGCAGCCATTCCAGAAGGCTACACAGCGCTTGATTACATCGAATCCGGCAACGGGCAATATCTGCTGCTTTATGAACTTTACAGCACAGAAAAAACATGGAAAATTGAAATGGATATAGAGCTTCTTGGAAACGGGGAGATTACAGGTACGCTTTATACAAACAGCAGCGGAATAACAACGCGATATGAACTTGGCAGAGATGCGACAGGACGTATATTTGCTACGATTGGCTCACGTGTTTATACGGTTGCTGAAAACGTTTCGTTGTCGAGGCACATTATAACGATAGATAAGAAAAACGGTACGACATCAGTAGATGGGATTTCAAAGAATTACGGGGTTTCTGACTTTGGGGATGTATCCCTGCAAGTTCCGCTGCTGGCTTGTCTCGACAAAAGAAGTGCATCGGCGGTTATCTGGGGCACTCCAATACATGCAAAATTATACTCTGTCAAAATTTATGACAATGATGTGTTGAAAAATCATTTGCTTCCATATCGTACTGCGGCCGGAGAAGCCGGAATGTATGATACGATGCTTGGCTATACATTTTTAAGCAAATCTGGCACGCCGTTTAATTCTAATATAGTAGCGTACAGGATCAGTGCATCAGCAAGTCCGGCAGCTGGCGGAAGCGTTTCCGGAGGGGGAAGCTATGCGCACGGCAAAACCGTGCCCCTGACCGCCACATCGAATACCGGATTTCGTTTCCTGCGGTGGACGGAGGATGGAACAACCGTCAGTACAAATAGGAATTACAGCTTTACAGCAACTTCGGATCGGTCATTAACCGCTGTATTTGAACAGATTCCGCGTTATACGGTGACGTTACTTGCCAGACCGTCCGATGGCGGCACAGTCAGCGGCGGCGGGACCTATGAAACAGGCAGCAATATTCAGTTAAATGCAGTACCGAATACCGGATACCGTTTTCTTCGGTGGGAAAAAGACGGGGTCACGGCAGCCATCACAGCGGCATATCCTTTTACGGTAAATGCTAATAGTACCTTCACTGCTGTTTTTGAGCAGATTCCGACGTATCAAGTCACGCTGGACGTACAGCCAGCTGCTGGCGGAACGGTTTCCGGCGGCGGACGCTATCCGGAGGGCAGTTCTGTTATTGTTACAGCGGCGGCAAATGCGGGATACCGTTTCCTGCGGTGGGCAGAGGACGGAAACACGGTCAGCAGCAGCGGGAGCTATGCATTTTCTGTGCGAAAGGATCGGTATTTGACCGCTGTTTTTGAAGAAGAAAAGGAACCGGAACCGCAGACCTACCGTGTGACGGTCCTTGCCGTTCCTGATTCTGGCGGTACAGCCTCTGGGGGAGGCGACTATCCGGCTGGCGCGTCTGTTACGGTACGGGCAGTCCCGAAAGAAGATCATATATTCACTGGCTGGAAAGAGAACGGCGCACAGGTATCGGACAAACCCGAATATACCTTCCTCCTGAATGGGGACCGGATGCTGACTGCACAGTTTCAGTCTGCACAGCGTCCGCCGGAAATTATGGAAGAACTGTCCGGACTGAAACGCCGGGAATTATATGTTGATGCACGCGACCTGCAAAGTGATTCCGACCCGGAGCATCCGCTCACGCCGGAGGAATATAAAACGCTTCTGCTGGCACGCGGCAAGGGAAAGCTGGCGGAAAATCAGCTTGTAAATGGATTCCACGCAGAGGTACGGACGCTTGAACCAACCTATCTTTACGGTATAGATTTCTTCCTTGGCGACACCATTACCGTAACAGATGAACGGCTCGGGATCACGGCTGATGCTGTGGTGCAGGGGGCAGAGCGCAGCGTTAGTGAGGCAGGCGAAAAATTGACGCTCACACTGGGCTATGAGGAACCTACAATTTATCGGCTTCTTCGGCGAAAGGCAGGGAAATAATATGGCACTTTATGACGGATTTTTTGATGCACATGCTGTTGGTGAGAATGAGGACGGCACGACGAAATATGACCGCACCTACAGCGCAAAAGAAACAACGGAATATTTTTATCAGATGATCGGCTCAGGCGTGTGCATTCACAATGACCCGAACAGTATGCAGGTGCGGCTTGCGGATGGCGGCGTGGTCGTTCATGCGGGATATTTGTTTATCCAGGGCTATTGGCTGAAAAACGATGCAGATTATCCGCTGCCGGTTCCGGAAAATGGTACATATGCGGTGCTTGCGCATTTGAATATGGGTGAGCGTATCGTGGAACTTTTGACGCAGCCTGCTGCCGATGAATACCCGGATTCCCTTGTCCTTGCGCTGGTCAATATGGCAGACGGAACGGTAGAGGATACCCGCCGGAATACCGACCTTTGCGGAGTGATCGACACAGCGTCCAGTCTCTATGGTAAAATCGAGTTTGCGATAGATTTCATAGAGAAAGAAGTCAAAGCAAAAATAGAAGCTGCACAGGCTGCAATGAAAGAAAAAACGGATGCATTCGATACCAAAATGGAAGAAATACAAACGCTGGTGGATAATATTTCCCCGGCGGCTGTAGGGACTGTTGTTTTTACAGCTGGGCAGAAGCCCGGGGATGATTGGCTGCTGTGTGACGGCAGTTTTATCAGCGAAGCAGATTATCCGGAGCTTGTTGAGCTTTTGGGACGTTTCCTTCCTGGTGCAGGCGATTTTCAGGAATATATGGCGGATTATTATCCCGGCGTTTCGTATTTATCCAGCAGCGCAATTCATGATAGGACGGTTTGGACGTTTAATATTACGGAAAACGAGTTATTTTTCCTTTATTATGTCCCCCGCAATCCAGGCTCAGCGCCCGGAAGCGGAAATTATTTCCGTTATGCTAAAAAGCCAATTAAAAACTACAGTCTTCCTTTGAAGCAATCCTCGAATGTGCAAACGGTATTATCCTTGTGTGACGGTTACCCTTATCTTGCACAGTGGGGCAGCCGAAAAGAGGAAGTGATCCTGCTGGAGGGGGATGCCAGACTTCCACGCGGTGACGGTTCCGCATATACAGAACCCACGTTTACCGAACTCGATGTTGCAAGCCATATGTGGTATTACACAGGGACCGGGACGGAAACAGCTGATTTTACAGAGTTTAAGCGTTTCATCCCAAAAGTGTCTCATCTAAACGGTTATAATTATATGACCATCGGGGGGAGGATCAGCAATTATAATTTGCAGGATGAAACACTTCATATTTATTATCTGAAATGGCAGCACGGCAAATTTGATCAGGCGGAAAAGCATGAGATCAAATATTATACAGCCCGATGGTCGCGCCAGCATACTGGGTTTCTGAAAGTTGACACAAACCTTCAAAAAACACTCCTTGCTTTTCATCCGAAAAACCGGGAGGAATTACTCGGGATGCAGGCGATGTACCAGAGTGACGGTAATGCCGGAATAGCCGGGGTTTATCTAAATGTGTATTCAGAGACGCAGCGTCTGTTTGGCGCGACAGATGGCGAACCGACAGTTATTACTACGGAGGTCGATTATGACGCGCCGGATGATAATCCGTATTATCATCGGTATGTAAAAGACATCCCGTACAATATTCTTCCGATCTGCGCAAATGACGAGGTTTTGATTCGCGCAGAAATTGAAAACAATAAGCTGATTGTAGACTATACGACACTGAATCCCAAACGCGGGCTGCTGTTCAAAACGATCCAGCGTGTGCTTCCGAACGGTGCAAAACTTTTTCCGGATTCTGTCGTTTTCGCAGAATTACAGGGTATCTGGTTTATATTCGTTGGAACCGGGCTTCTGTTTACAAAATCGCTGCATGATAAGCCGTGGGGGTATCTGGATACCATGCCCACACTCGGTATGATTACGCTTTCCGGTTCGCTGGAATATGACGTGGGAGGCAATGTACTTTACATCAGCGGCGTGGATATGTCGGGCAAACCGAAAATGGCCGGGCTTCGGCTGCCCGACCCGTACAGCTATGCAGATGATGGCGCATGGCTTCCGATACTTTCTATGGATGGTATCCCTGCGTATATCCGTGCAAAGGAAGAAGGGGAAACATAATGGCACTTTCTTACGGGTTTTGCCTGGGCGGGGAAACCAATTCCAGCCAGTTTTCAGAAGCATTTTTTCAGTTGGTTGGTGATGGGATCACACCGGATGGTATGCAGTTTACAGCCGCTTTGAAGGGATTTACGCTGACGGTCCAGCCTGGCTATGCGCTTGCAAGCGGGCGATGGGTGAAGAGTGATTGGCCATATGTATTCACTTTACAGGCCTCCGGCCACCATGCAGATCGAACGGATGCAGTTGCAATTCGTATAGATTACGCGGAACGAAAAGCGGCGCTTGTTGTGCTGGGGGATATTGACATTGATGCGGTACGGGAAGACCCTTCTATCCTTCGCACAGAGGATGAATACTGCATTCTTTTATACCTGATCCGCATTCGGCGCGGTGTAACGGTTTTATCGGATGAAGATATGACAGATCTGCGTGATGATCCGGCATTTTGCGGAAGAATGATGCCGCTTTCAGAGGCTTCCGGCCAGGTAATATATGTTCATGACTATCTTGCAGAAGGGCTTGACGCCGAACTGGAGGCGCTTTTGACGTATGGGGATAAGACCTTGCAGGATGCCGCAGATCGTGTTGCAGCACTCAAAGCGCTTGCAGCATCGCGTCATATTGCGCCTGGTATCCGGGAACTGCGGACAGCCTATACACACCCGGCTCCGGTATCGGAATGGATTCTATGCAGCGGCGGCAATGTCCCGGAAGGATATCCTGCACTGAACGATTTGTTAAATGGCCGATTACCTTCGCTTTCTAATACTGACAGCCGGAGGAAAACATACATCTATGGCGGCTCATCGTCCCGGGAGGTGTAAAAATGTTTCTTTTATATGCAGATAAAAACCAGCTGATTGTTCGGAAAAGGGAAGCTGTTACAAGTGGCTCTGTTGGTATTTATCCGGTGCAGTTTGCGTTTTCGCCAGACTGGGACGGGCTGTCTAAAACTGCGGTATTTCGAGCCGGGACGGTTTCGCGGTCTATTCTTTTGACAGGCAATGAGACGGTTATTCCATGGGAGGTCCTCGAAAAATCCGGTTTCCATTTGCAGGCCGGAGTGTACGGGACACGTGGAGAGGAAATGGTTTTGCCGACGGTATGGGCGGATCTTGGCGTTATCCTGGAAGGTGTGTCAGGTGCAGCAGCTTCAAAACCGCCGACACCGGGCGTTTATGAGCAAATCCTCGAAATGCTTAAAGAGAAAGCAGATGCACTTCTTTTGGATGGCGTAGAATTACAGCTTTTGGCAGGAGATTATCCATTGTCAACGGTAATCCTGCCATCCGGAAGCGGGGAAGGCGGTACATCTGACCATCGGCAGCTCACAGGGCGGGATGCAGCAGACCAGCACCCGATTGAATCCGTCAGCAACTTGAGGGAGGAATTAAACCGGATTCCACGACCCGTGGAACCGCTTACGAACCAAGAATTGGAGGGGCTTTTAACATGAGTAAATTTCTTGATGAAAATGGATTGCTGTACCTGTGGGGGAAAATCAAAACGCTTGTTGGCGGAAAGGTTGACAAAGTGGAAGGAAAAGGATTGTCAACGAATGATTTCACAAGCGAGGAAAAGGCGAAGCTGCAAGGCCTGGAAAACTATGAACTTCCCACCGCGTCTGCCTCATTGCTTGGCGGCGTAAAAGTAGGGGCAGGGCTTTCGATAACTGATGGCGTGTTGTCTGCAACTGGCGGCGGGACGGCTGATTCTGTCGAATGGGATAATGTGCAGAACAAGCCGGATTTAGCGTTGAAAAGTGATATCACAGCTATGTATAAATATCGTGGAAGCGTGACAAATTATGCAGCTCTTCCGATGGATGGGAATGCGGTCGGTGATGTTTATAATGTGGAAGCAACTGGGATGAATTATGCATGGGACGGCACAACATGGGATGCGCTTGGACAGGTATTTGAGATTGAAAGCATTACAAATGCAGAGATCGACAGCATTACTGCGGGGTAAATAGAATGAAATTCTTGGATAAAGAAGGTCTTACTTATTTGTGGGGACGAATCAGCGCTGCCCTTAGCAAACGTCCTACCGTAGAAGAAGTTGCGGCTATGATTGACGAAAAAATCGCAGACCACAATCGATCAGAGGAATCG